GTGCTAAACGGTAAGATTGCAATCTACAGCGACGGTACAACTTATGGTGGTACTAAAGGTAACGTTGTTATCAGCTTGTCATCATGGGCTAACAGTTCTAATGCAGCAATTATTAACGCAATTGGCTTGTCTACTGGCAACTACTATACAACACAGTTCCAAGCAGCAGACACATTGCCAACAGTAGGTTATGGTTCGTTCACAAACGTTCCTTACTGGACTTCTACTGATACTACTCCTGCTCCAAACGGATCTGTTTGGTTGAAACAAGGTGCTACTGGCGGTGGTTCTAACTTTGTATTCAAGAAATACAATGCTACAACAGGACTATGGGTTACACAAGCAGTTAACTCTTACCTAAACACAAGAGCAGCACTAGTTGCAATAGACCCTACAGGTGGCGGTATCAACTTTGGCGCAGGTACTATTATCATGCGTCAAGATCCAAACCCAATTGGTTTGTCAGCAGGTAACGGCTTGTTCTATGCAGGTTGGGTGCCATTGGTTAGATCAGTTAGTGGTGCAGTAAGTGCTACTGGTAGCCCAGTATCAGGCAGCTTGACTGGTTCATTTACTATGAACATCACTACACCTGGTGCGTTGGCATACACAACTAAGACAATCACAGTTGGTGGCAGCGGTGGCGCACAAGACTTTGTAACAGCAGTATTGGGTGCAGGTTTCGGATCATTGATTCAAGCATCTGTAACAACAAGCGGAGCTATTACATTGACTCACACAGCTGGTGGTGAGATTTCAATGACTCTCAACAGTTCGTATCCTAACCTTATTACCAACGCTGGGTTCAGTGCAAGCACTACCAACGTTTCAGTAAGCGGTACAGGTACTAACGCAACAACTACAATCACTGGTTTTGCTAACCTAACTTATACATACAGCAATGTACAGCCCGTAGCAGATCCTGTTAACGGAACATTGTGGTACTACAGCGATCCTACAGTAGTTGACATCATGATCAACACTGGTACAGCATGGGTTGGCTATCAAACAGGCATTACTGATGCACGTGGTTATAGCCTAACATACGGTACACTAGATCCAACTGGCGTAATCGTAGCAGCTAGTGCCCCAACAGTACAAACAGACAACAGCACATTGGCCAAAGGTGACTTGTGGTTAGACACAAGCGATTTGGAAAACTGGCCTAAGCTAAGCCGTTGGAACGGTGGTAACTGGGTTGCTATTGACAACACAGACCAAATCACAACAAACGGTATCTTGTTTGCAGATGCACGTTGGGACATCACTGGTACAAACGATCCAGCAAGCGGTACAGAAATCACACCAATTGCAATGGCACAGAGCAACTACCTAGACCTAGACGCTCCTAATCCACAACTATATCCACGTGGCATGTTGTTGTTAAACACACGCCGCAGCGGTTACAACGTTAAGAAGTTTGTTACAAACTACTTCAACACTACCAGTGACAACGTAGCAACTTATGCAAGCGGTACAACCTACGCTAAAGGCGCTAAAATTACCACAAACGGTACAGCAATTTATGTGTCGTTACAAAACAGCAACACTGGCAACACCCCAGCAGTTGACAGCAATGGTAATCCAGCAGTCAGTGCATACTGGGCACCACTACAAACTGGTACATGGGTAACAGCAAGCGGACTAAAAGATGATGGCAGTCCTTATGCTGGACATAAAGCACAACGTCAAATTGTTATTCACGCAATGAAGGCAGCACTAGATGCCAACACTGAAATCCGTGAAGAACAATTCAAGTTCAGCTTGATTTGTGCTCCTGGTTATCCAGAGCTAATCAGCGACATGGTAAGTCTAAACAATGACCGTGCTAACACAGCATTCGTTATTGGTGACACTCCAATGAGCTTGAGTACTAACCCAGTTGATTTGATTAACTGGAGCAATGATACAAATGGTGACGGACTTACAACTAGCGATCCATACTTGGCTGTATACTATCCAAGCGGATTGAGCAGCGACCTAAGCGGTAACGAGATCATGGTTCCTCCAAGCCATATGGCATTGCGTACATACTTGTACAACGACAACGTGGCTTTCCCTTGGTTTGCTCCAGCAGGCACACGCCGTGGTCTAGTAAGCAACGCTACAGACCTAGGCTACTTGAATACAACTACAGGCGAGTTTACTCGTACTGGTGTTAACCAAGCCCTACGTGATACACTGTATCAAAACAAGATTAACCCAATCACAATTATTCCAGGTATTGGACTAGTTGTATGGGGTCAGAAAACACGCGATCCAAACACAGAAAGTATGGACCGTGTCAACGTTGCACGTTTGGTCAACTACATCCGTACAATCTTCTCAAGCGCAGGCAATGCGTTCTTGTTCGAACCTAACGACAAGATCACACGTGACCAGTTTGCAGCAACATTGAACCGTGCGTTGAACGATTTGGTTGCAAAACGCGGTATTTACGACTACTTGGTAGTTTGCGATACTACAAACAACACACCAGATCGTATTGCAAACAATCAATTGTATGCAGACGTTGCTATCGAACCTACTAAAGATGTTGAGTTTATCTACATTCCAATTCGTTTGTTCAACCCAGGTGACATCGCCAAGTTGGGCGGCAAATAATTAGGTAAATAATACATACAGGAGAATAAACAAATGGCAGTAGCATCCTTAACAAACTTTACAGTACCCCTAGCAGGTGGCGCAAGCGCTACTAGCCAGGGCCTGTTGATGCCAAAACTAAAGTATCGTTTCCGTCTAAGTTTTGTAAACTTTGGCGTAAGCACCAACAATGTAATTGAATTAACTAAACAAGTTTCGGACGCAAAACGTCCAAGCGTTAAGTTCAACCCAGTTACTGTTGATATCTACAACAGCAAAGTTTACTTCCAAGGTAAACCTGAATGGGACGAAACTACAGTTAACCTACGTGATGATGCAGGCGGAAACGTCAGCAAACTAGTTGGCGAACAAATCCAGAAGCAATTTGACTTCCAAGAACAAGCCAGTGCAGCATCGGGTATCGATTACAAGTTCCAACTTCAAATTGACATCCTAGACGGCGGCAACGGCGCCGCAACTCCAAACGTGCTTGAATCATGGGCATTATATGGTTGCTTCTTGAGCTCAGTTGACTACGGTGAATTGAACTATAACAGCAGTGATCCTCAAATGATCGCATTGAGCATCCGCTACGACAACGCGGAACAACTACCAGCCGGTGGTCAAACTGCTGGCGTTGGCTTTGGTGCAAGTATCAGCCAAACTATTGGCGCTATTACTGGTTAATACCACTAAACTTAAAAGACCCGCTTCGGCGGGTTTTTTATTGGATAAATATTAGTATGAGCGTAATTAATGATATCCTACATGGAGTTAGCACTGGCCCTAGCGTCCGTGACTTCCAGCATGCCAGTAAAATCTTTACCAGCAATGCCTACGAGCTAAGTCCCAAGTATAGTTTTCTATTTCATGTGGCATTTGATGTTAACAGCAGCCTAAGCCGATTGCCTAACTTGGAGAAGATACAGTTAGGTATGTTGGTCAAGAGTGTGCAGTTGCCCAAGTATACCATAGACACAAAAACACACAATGCCTATAACCGTGTGAACATTGTGCAGAACAAAATCAAATACGAGCCTGTGCAGATCACTTTCCACGATGACAGCGCAGACATTGTACGTGACTTCTGGTATGACTACATGAGTCACTACTATAGAGACAGCGACTACTCTGATCCATCATATCAACAACCCACCAAGTACAATCAACAACAGACTGAACACTGGGGCTATCAACCTGCCAAGTACGGCAGCAACGGTAGTGTTGAGCGTCTGTTGAACAGCATTAAAATCTACAGCCTACACCAAAAACGTTTTACAGAATATGTATTGGTTAACCCAACTATTACCAGCTTTGGTCACGGACAGCATCAACAGGGACAAAACGAATTTCTTGAAAACACCATGACTGTCAGCTATGAAACTGTACTGTACAACTATGGTTCAGTGTTGCCCAGCGGCGAGCCTGATGGATTTGCTACAGCAGAAGGTTACGATAGAGTACCAAGCCCACTGACACCTGCAGGTGGTGGAACAACAAGCCTACTAGGCCCTGGCGGTTTACTAGATACAGCCAATGGTATTGGGCAAAGCCTAAGTCGCACTACCTTCAATGAACAAGGACAAGAAGTTTCAAACCCAAACTATCTAGGTGGCGGTTTGCAAGCACTACGCAGCTTCAACAAGCTAAAAGGTCAAAACTTATTGGGACTAGCTGGCGCAGAATTAAAAAATATTGGCCAAGGCATCCTCAGTGGCGATACCAATACACTAAACAGACTCAGCTTGCCTAAACCTGGTGCAGCCAGCGGAACCAACAGTTTGATACAATCTGCAGAATAACATGGCAACCAATTTTAACATCATATACAACAACAGTGGTCCTAGAACACCAACAGGTGCGACTCCCAATCAATCTGTTGCAGGACTAAACAGCGTTGGGGTATACTATCAACAGGTTACACCGGCTGCACAGCCTGCCCCAGCGGGTAACAGCAAAGCAGCAGCAGTTATAAACAGCAACGGCGAAAATATTGGCAATGCAAGAGCAGCAAGTAATCCATTACCGCCAGGAATAACATCATGAGCAACGCAAATAATATTACCACAGTTGATCTAAGTAACAACAAGTCCACACCTGCTGGACAGTACTTCAACAATTATTTTGCAGCACCAACTACTGTATCGCAAAATCAAAATGACGCTATCACAGCTTACTTTCAACAAGTAACAGGCGGTAACAAACAGAGCGCAGCAGTATTGGCCAGCACAGTGATCTATACAGCACTAGCACAGGGACTGGATCCCATGAGCATTGTACAACAGTTCCAAGCACTAAAGCCTGGCGAACTAAACCTGTATCTTGCCATGTTCTTAAACTTGAACCGTGTGGGCACAAGCCTAGTTGGTGTTAACAATAGCCCTGTGCAAAACAAATATGTAACTCGAGCGATTCTAGCATAATGAGCAAGTACGCTAACGGGTTTTATCAATTACTGAACCCTCAAAAATATGTGGGCAAGAATACCCCACACTATAGAAGCAGTTGGGAACACAGTGTAATGCGTATGTGCGACACAAATCCCAACATCACACAGTGGGCCAACGAAGCAATACACGTTAACTATCGCAATCCCTTTACCAACAAGAACACAATCTACGTGCCAGACTTCTTTGTAGTCTACGTAGATGCTAATAACAAACAACATGCTGAAATGTGGGAAATTAAGCCCAGCAAAGAGACCACACTAGAAGCAGCGGGCAATAGCAAACGTGCCCAAGCAGCAGCCATATTGAACATGGCCAAATGGCAAGCAGCCAGTGCATACTGCAAAGCCAACGGACTTTACTTCCGTATCATTACAGAAAAAGATTTGTTTCACGGTGCTAAATAAAGATCTAGCTAACTCTGTTTTTGAAATAATGAAAACTGAATCGAGTATAAACGCTATAGCCAAGACGTTAACAGTTGATTGGAAAACAGTAAAAAATATAATAGATCGCCAAGAGGGATTTAACAAACGGTTTGGATTACCGAAATAAATACGGTATGACCAATAAACTAGCTCAACTATTAAACTTACCGCCCATCCCAGACGACACAAGTGCTGAAGAAGCAAAACAGTTTGTAGAAAATCATCAAGATATAATAACAGAGGTTGATTCTGCAATTAGTAAAATTGATGCTGCTTTGCCTCTTGTACGAGATCTAGATACTGCAACAGATTCAGAATTAGATGAATTGGCAACTCTTGCTAAGACACACGCAGAAAATCTTATGGATCTCGGTATGAACATTGACCCACGCTTTGCCGGCGTTATCATGCAGACAGCAGGTACCATGTTGGGACACGCTATCACAGCCAAGACTGCTAAAA